GATGAAGAATCCTGGTCGGTGGACTACAAGGTGCTCTGGGGTGACCCATCCGCGCCGGACACCTGGTCGCAACTGGATGCCTACCTCGGTAACCGTTTCGAGCACGAGACCCTGGCCAACGGCCTGACGATTGAAGCCGCGTGTCTCGATACCGGTGGCCACCACACCCTCGCGGCCTATGCCTTCTGCAAAGGCCGGGAGAGGAAACGCATCTGGGCCATCAAGGGGGGCTCGGGCAAACGCCCGATCTGGCCCAAGCGTCCGAGCAAGGCGAACAAGGGCAAGGTCAATCTGTTCACCGTCGGCGTCGATGCAGCCAAGGAGGCGATCTATGCCCGCCTGAAGAAGTCCGAGGCTGGTGCTGGTGCGATGCATTTTCCGCTGGATCGAGATGCGCAGTATTTCGAGCAGCTGACGGCGGAGCGGATTCGCACCCGCTACGTGAAGGGCTTCCCGCAGCGTTTCTGGTGGAAACCCGATGGCCGGCGCAACGAAGCGCTCGATTGCCGGGTGTACGCCTACGCCGCGCTGCACGGCCTGCTGTCGATGGGGCTGAACCTCAACAAACGGGTCGAGGCGCTGCCTCCCGCACCCGTCAATCGCAAGCCAGCCAGCAACGCCACGCCCGTGACGACTCCGATGACCGCCAGCCCGCGTCGTCGGCGCATGGCGATTTCCTCCAACTACCTCTGACACCGCCAGCCTCCCGCTGGCCGGGAGTGCTGTCCATGACCCTCGAACAACTCAAGGCCCAGCGCGAAGCCCTGCAGGCTGCGCGCTTCAATGGGGTGCTCACTGTGAAGGCCGGCGACAAGTGGGTCACCTACAAGTCCGATGCCGAACTGCAGTCGGCCCTCGGAGATCTGGAACGTGAAATCGCCAAGACAGAAGGCCGCCCGCGTGCGCGGCGCATCCGCACCTACGCCGGGAAGGGGTTGTGATGGGGATGCTCAAGAACCTGCGCCGCATGGTGGGTGCCATGGTGGGGGGCTTCGAGGGCGGACTGTCTGCGCGACGCCTCAAGACCTTCGCCGCCAGCCGTGCCCACGTCAACACCCTGATCCAGGCGGCTGGCGCCGATATGACCGCGCGTGCCCGGTATCTCATTCGCAACAACGGCTATGCCGCCAATGCGGTCGAGTCCTGGGCGGGCAATGCAGTGGGCACCGGCATCAAGCCCTCCTCGGGTATTTCAGATGCTCCGTTGAAGGACCGGGTGCAACGGCTGTGGCTGCGCTGGACGGACGAGTCGGATGCCGAGGGGCTGACCGATTTCTACGGCCAGCAACGCCGTGCTGCTCGGGAGCTGTTCATCGCCGGGGAAGTGTTCTTCCGTGTTCGACCACGTCGTCCGGAGGATGGCCTGTCGGTTCCGTTGCAGTTGCAGATGCTCCCAGCCGAGATGCTGCCCCTCAATCACAACCAACTACTGGAGAACGGGCACCGCATCCGCCAGGGCATCGAGTTCGACCGCATCAGCCGACGCGTGGCCTACCACTTCCTGCGCCGCCACCCCGGTGACATCACCGATCCGGGGCTGGCCGGGGAGACGGTACGGGTACCGGCCGAGTCGGTGCTGCACATCGTCGATCCGGTGGACGCCGGACAACTTCGAGGCGTGTCCCGCTTCTCGCCGGCGTTGGTGAAGCTGTTCCTTTTGGACCAGTACGACGATGCCGAGCTCGACCGCAAGAAGGTCGCCGCGATGTTCGTCGGCTTCGTGCGCCGGCCAGAGCGTGACTTCGACAACAGCAATGAGACCGATGACCGGGGCGAGCCGCTGCTGCCGCTCGAACCCGGGCAACTGCAGATCCTGGACGACGGCGAGGACATCACCTTCTCGACACCCGCCGATGTCGGCGGCAACTACGAGAGCTTCCAGTACCGGACGCTCTTGCAGGTCGCCGCCGCCCTGGGGCTGCCCTACGCGAACCTCTCGGCCGATATGTTGAAAGCCAACTACTCGAACACCCGCGCGGCGCTGCTTGAGTTTCGCCGGCGCATCGAAGCCTTCCAGCACTCGGTGCTGGTGTTTCAGCTGTGCCGGGCGGTGTGGGCACGCTGGATGGATACGGCGGTGCTCTCGGGACAGCTCGACTTGCCGGACTACGAGCAACGCCGCGCCGACTATCTGGACTGCAGCTGGCTGCCGCCACGCTGGGACTGGGTCGATCCCTTGAAGGACATCCGCGCCGAGATCAACGCCATCGAGGCCGGGCTCAAGTCGCGCACCCAGGCGATTGCCGAGCGAGGGTTCGATGCCGCGATGGTTGATGCCGAGATCGCCGGGGATCACCGGCGCGAGGACAGCCTGGGGCTGCGTTTTGGGCGCGAGCCTGCGTCGGTGCCGGCCCCTGCGCAGGCACCACCGCCAGCCCCCTCGAACTGAGGAATCCTGATGACTGATTTGCCATACCTGGCGTCCCGCCTGTACGGGACGCCGCTCCTGATTGCGCGCCCCAAACTTGAAGTGATTCTCGGGGTGGTGGCCCGGAAGCTCGCGGGCGACACCCTGGCCATGCCACCGCCAGCCAACGTCGATACCGGCATGACCGGTGGCCTCCAGAATCTGGAGGGCATCGCCGTTCTCCCGGTGCTCGGCACCCTGGTTCGTCGCGCTTCGTATATCGGCGCCGCCAGTGGCCTCACCAGCTACCACGACATCGAGGCCATGGCCGACCAGGCTTTTTCCGACCCGATGGTCAAAGCCGTGCTGCTGGAGATCGACTCCAGCGGTGGCGAAGCCGGTGGCGTGTTCGATCTGGCGCAGCGATTGCGGCAGCTGGCACAGACCTCCGGCAAACCCCTCTGGGCGATTGCCGATGAGGCGGCATTGTCAGCCGCCTACGCCATTGCCTGTGCGGCTGACCGTTTGTGGCTCACCCGCACCGCCGAGGTGGGCTCAATTGGTGTGGTGGCGGTGCACGTTGATGAGTCGGTGGCCGATGCGAAGGCGGGGCTCAACTACACCTTCCTGCACGCCGGTGCCCACAAGGTCGATGGCCATCCGCACGCACCGCTGCCAGCGCCAGTCGCTGCTGATATCCAGGCCGACATCGAGCAGCTGCACACGCAGTTCATCAGCTTGGTTGCCGGATTCCGCCGCCTCACACCCGAGGCGATTCGTGACACCGAGGCCCGCGTCTATCGCGGTGAGGCCGCGCTCCAGGCACGGCTGGCCGATCAGATCGGCACCCGCACTGAGGCAATCACGGCTCTGCAACGCCAGCTGGCGATGTCTTCCGGCCGCAGCCTGCGCAACAAAGCCGCCGCTCTTTCAGCGGCGCGCACACCCCCTCGATCCCAACCATCCCCGAAGGAGATCTCCATGAATGATCACAACACCGCTACGCCGGTGGACGATGCCCAAGAGAACACCGTCCCGAATTCAAACCTGGCCCCGGTGCAGCCATCGCAAACCCCGCCGCCGCTCGATGAAGCGGCCATCACCGCCCAAGTTGAGCAGCGTCTACGCCGCCAGCTTGCCGAGCTGACCGAGATCGCCGCCCAGGCCAAACGCCTCGGCGTGACGGTTGATCCTGCCCAGGCCCTGGCCCGTGGCGTCACCCCGGATGCGCTGCGCCAGTCGGTGCTGAAGCAGGCCGCCGAGCGCGATGTGGCGCAAGACATCGTCGCCGAGGCCTCGCAGCAACCCCACACCAAACCCCAATCCGTCGCTGACAGCCCCCTGGTCAAAGCGGCCCAAGCCTATGGAGGTCGTAAATGAGCACACCTTTGATTTCGCCTGCGACCCTCGGTGATCTGATCAAGCGCGAGTCCGACCCGGACTACACCCGCGAGACGGTGACCCTGAAGGCGGGTGCCGCTTATCCGCTGGGTGCCGTGCTCGGTCGCATCACCGCCACGGGCGTCTATACGTTTTCACCGGCGGCATCGACCACGGGTATCGAGGGTGCCGAGATTGCCAACGCAGTGCTGCTGCACCCGGTCGCCGCCAGTGACACCGACACCCAAGCCGTTGTGCTCGCGCGCGGCCAAGTGATCGTCGCCGACCGTGCCTTGACCTTTGATGCCTCGGTCACGGACGCCGCCGCCCAATCCCTCAAACACCAGCAACTGGCTGCCCACGGCATCGTCGTGCGCGCCGCTGCCTGAACAGGAGTTTCCTCATGACCGTGATCGTCAATCCTTTCGACGCCGGCGGCTTCACGCTGGCCGAGATGTCAGCCGCCATCCAGATGCTGCCCAACCCCTATGGCCGTGTCGGCCAGCTGGGGTTGTTTGCACCCGAGCCTATCTCGCAGCGCAACGTCACCATCGAGTCCATCGAAGGCGAACTGCGCTTGCTGCCGGCCGTGGCGCCCGGTGCGCCCGCGACCGTGGGCACTACCGACAAGCGCTCGGTACGCTCCTTTGCCGTTCCCCACATCCCGCACAACGATGTGGTGCTGCCCGAGGAAATCCAGGGGATTCGGGGTTTGGGCCTGGCCGCTGGTGAAGACCCGCTGGTCACCGTGATGACACGCAAACTTGCCCGGATGCGTGCGAAACACGCGCAGACGCTGGAGTACATGCGCGTCAATGCACTCTTGGGTATCACCAAGGATGGTGCTGGCAACACCCTCTACGACTGGCACGACGAGTTCGGCATCCAGAAGCCCGAGGTGGATTTCGTGTTCGGTGGCACCGAGGACATGGTCATCCACTGTACCCAGGTGGCCCGCCACATCGAGGAGAACCTCAAAGGCGAGATGATGACCACCATCCACGCCCTGGTCAGCCCCGAGTTCTTCGATGCACTGGTCAAGCACAAGACCGTCAAGGAGGCCTATACCTTCTACCAAGGCACTGCCGGTACCAATCCGTTGCGCGACGATGTGCGCCGGGGCTTTCGTTTTGGCTCCATCCTGTTCGAGGAGTATTTCGGTACGGTGACGCTGGCCAACGGTACATCCGTGCGCCTGATTCCGCCGCGCGAAGGTGTGGCGTTCCCGCTGGGCACGCTGGATACCTTCCGCACCTACTTCGCCCCGGCGAACCTGATGGAAGCCGTCGGCACCTATGGCCAGGAGCTCTACGCCCATCAGTTGGCTCGTCCGAATGGCACGGGCGTCGACATCTACACCCAGTCCAACCCGCTGCCGATTGTGAAACGCCCGGCGCTGACCGTGCGGCTCTTCTCGAGCAATGGCTGGTGATCGTGATGGGAGGTGACCATGACGGTCTTCGGTGATTTGACACGGGCCATGTCATCCATCGTGCTCACCACCTTCGGTGAGCCGGTGGTGTTTCACCTCGAAGGGCAGGCCGAGGCGCTGCCGGGCCGGGGCGTGTTCTCAGCGGCGCACCAGGAGGTGGATGCCAGCACGGGTGTGCCGGTGTCCAGCGTGCAGCCAGTGCTTGAGGTGCGACAGGCCGATCTGCCGGCCAACCCGACCGAGGGCGATGCCGTGACGGTGCAAGGTGTGCTCTACCTAATCGTCGAAGTGCGACCCGATGGGCATGGCTTTCTGAAACTGATGCTACACAAAGGGGGCGGCCATGAAGCATCCACGCACCCTGATCCGTGAGGCGGTCGCCGCGCGACTCATTGAGTCTTTGCCCAAGGTGGATACACGCATCACGCCGGCACGCATCAGCATCCACCGCAGCACCCCGCTGTTTGCCGGAAAGTTGCCGGCCATCTTGATCTACACGCGCGATGAGCGCATCGAGGATCAGCCCAATGCCGATCCGGGACTGCGCTATCGGAAGCTCGGACTGTCGGTGGAAATCATCGCCAGTGGCGACGCCGCCGCCGAAGAGGCCGATGTGCTGGCCCAGGCGGTGGAAGCCATCCTCGATGCCGATGAGACTTTGGGACTGCTGGTCGAAGGCACGCGCCTCACCCGCACCGAGGTGGATCAAGGCGGTGAGGGTGATACGCCGGTGTTGGCGGCGCGACTGTCTTTCGAGGTCAGCTACTGGACCAAGCCCGTAATGGATGACGGCGTGTTGCCGCTGCAGGTGCTGGTCAGCTGGGTGCCGGAGATTGGCGTCAGCCATGAGCACAGCTATCAGCCGGTCGGCACCCCCTACCGGGAGCCAGGTTCATGACCGAGCGCAACCTGCACCAGGACATGACCGAGGCCGAGCGGCGCATCAGCAATGTGGCGCTGATGGGGCAGTTGGTGGAGCTTGACGCCGCCCGTGCCCGCGTGCGGGTTCAGGCCGGTCCCATCACCACCGGCTGGCTGCCCTTTGCGACGCTGCGTGCAGGTCAGGATCGGACCTGGCATCCGCCGGAGCCGGGGGAGCAGGTGCTGCTGGTCGCGCCTGGTGGCGATCTCAACCAGGCGGTGGTGGTCGGCTCGATCTACCGGGCTGATCATCCTGCTCCGGCCGATTCAGCAGATGTCTCGCGCACCCTGTTCAAGGACGGGGCGGTGATGGAATACGACCGGGCACAGCACCACTGGCGCTTGGCCGTGCCTGCAGGCGGGAAGATCGTGCTGGAGATTGGCCCGACGCGACTGGAACTCAGCGATCAGGGCGCGCGGCTGACTGCACCTCGGATTGATTTGAACTGAAGGCTTCATTTGTCGCGAAACGCGAATCGCGACATTTTTGTGTCGCGCAAAGCTTTCCCGACATTAAAGGAGGTGGTCATGCCAGCGATCACGCGCCTGGGTGATCAATGCACCGGCCATGGCTGTTTCCCGGCACGCCCGAGTACCTCCGCTGCCTCCACTGTGTTCGTCAATGGCATCGCGGTGCATCGGGTGGGGGATGCCTGGGCCACGCACTGCTGTGGTCCTGCCTGTCACGCCAGCGTGCTGGCGGAGGGCAGTTCCAGTGTGTTTGCCGAGGGTCAGGCCGTCGGGCGCAGCGGTGATCCGGTGGCCTGTGGGTCAGTGGTGGCTGAGGGTTCGCCGGATGTCTTTGCCGGCGAATAGGCAGCCACTGTTTGTGCTTGCATCACAAGTGGCGCGGTGCATCCATACGGTCGTGAAGGATTCGAACGACCGCAATCCCGTAGTCGGTAACTCGGAAGTAGATCATGTGTCGCTCAACACCCCACCGGCGATAGCCTGGACGGATGTGCTCACAGCTTGGCGCTGTTTTGGGTGAATCAGCTAATTCGGCAAACGCCGTCGTCAGGAAATCGATGTAACGATCAGCCTGCTCGACACCCCATTGCCGAACCGTGTAAGTCCAGATTGATTCCAGGTCACGCTCTGCCGCCGGAGTCAGGCGATATTCAGCCATGGGCGGTCAGCATCCTTTGTTTGAACGCTGTAGGGTCGAAGCGGCGGGGTTCACCGCTGGCCTCACCCTCTATCAGTGCGGCGCGGATTGCTTCGATCTCGGCACTGCGTTCCTGCTCGCGTCGGATCAGATCGCGGATGTACTCGCTGTCGTTGGTGTAGTGCCCGGCGTTGATCTGAGCTTTGACCCAGTTGTCTTGCTGATCAGTCAGGGTGATGGTTTTACGCACAGTTCCCATGGTGCAGCCTCCTATGTTGGCATCGCTACGAATCAAAAATCACACTATTGGTGCAATATAGCGCAAAACCGTGTGAGTTGCCAGGCAAACCCGCAGCACCCAATCAAACCAGGAGATTCCCGATGCTCGGAATCAACGCCCAAACCGGCCAGCCCCTGGCTGGCATCGACCACCTGCGCCAGAGCATCCGCGACATCCTGACCACCCGCATCGGTACCCGCGTGATGCGCCGTGACTATGGCTCACGCCTGCCCACGCTGGTCGACAACCCCATGACCCCGAGGCTTGCCATGGATCTGTACTCGGCCACCGCCGAGGCCCTGGCGCGCTGGGAGCCGCGTTTCAAGCTCACCCGCGTTCGCATCGCCAGGGCAGAAGTCGGGCAAGTCGTGCTCGATCTGGAAGGCATCTATCTGCCCGATGGCCAAGCCACCGTGCTCTCCGCAGTGGAGGTGTGAATGACCACGCTCAGTGATCTGGCGAGCTTGCCAACCCCGGCAGTGATCGAGACCTTGTCCTTCGAGACGATCTTCTCGGAACTGCAGACGGAGTTTCAATCCCGCTACCCGGACTACTCGGCACTCTTGGCCTCGGACCCGGCCGTGAAACTCCTGGAGGTCGCAGCCTACCGGGAAGTGCTGCTCAGAAACCGAATCAACGCCGCTGCCAAGGCCTCCCTCCTGGCTTTTGCCACAGGCAGCGATCTCGACCATCTGGCCGCTTTCTACGGCGTGACGCGCTTGATGGATGAGACCGATGAGGCGCTGCGCCTGCGCACCCGTCAACGCATCATCGGCTTTGCCAATGCCGGTGGGGCTGCGCACTACCGCTACTGGGCGCTCTCGGCGTCCCCCGAGGTCGCCGATGTCGAGGTCGACAGCCCGGAGCCAGGGCGGGTACGCATCAGCGTGCTCGCCAAGGGTGAAGCAGACACCGTTCCGGATGCGGTGCTCGATGCCGTTCGCGCGGTTGTGCTGCGTGACGACATCCGGGTGCTGACCGATACCGTCGAGGTGGTGCCGGCCGAGTTGGTCCACGTCACCGTGATCGCCCGGATCTGGCTCTATCCCGACACACCGATGGCCGCCTTCGACGCCATCGAGGCACGGTTCAAGGAAGCGTTGGCTGCGCAGTCGGGCCTGGGCTGGGATCTGACGCCCTCCTGGGTGATTGGCGAGCTGCAGCGTCCCGGCGTGCACAAGGTCGAGTTGCTCGCGCCGAGCACCGACATTCGCGCCAACGCCAACCAGGCGGTGCGGCTGACCCATCTGAATCTGGAATTTGCGGGGCGGGACCGATAGCGCTTCACGCCTTCCCATTTCTCCCCCTGCGTTGGAGGGCACATGACCGCTGACCATCTGCTGCCCGCCAATGCCACACCGCTGGAGCAGGCGTTATCCCTGGCGACCGATCCGCTGTCCAGGCTGGCACTGCCGGCAGATGCGATCCGCCAGTTCAAGACCGATCCGTCGGACCCGCTGCTGCCCTGGCTGATCTGGGAGTATGGCCTCGGCGAATTGTTGCCCTACCTGCCCCAGCCAAGGCAGGCGATTGCCGAGGGCATCCTCTGGCAGCGACTGCGTGGCACACCGGCCGCACTGGCGACCGCCTTGTCCTGGATCGGGATGCGCGCCACGGTCGAGCAGGAACCCCCCGGTGTTCACTTTGCCGAGTTTCAGCTTGATCCGGGGCTGGTGCTCGACAGCGACACGGCGATTGCCAACCTGATCGCCATTGCGCGGCTGTCGGCACCGGCCCGCAGTCGGCTATCACGCCTCTATCACGGCCATGACCTGCGTCGCATCGTGCTGGATGAGAGTCGGCTGGGCGAGGCGCTGCTGTCGGATCACAGTGGGGTGTTCTGGAGAGACGGGCGCACCAAGTTGTCGTTTGGGCGAGGCTTCGCGCAGCACGCGCTGGCATCCGGACAACAGATCGAGCCGAACCGTGAGGCCGTGCGCTTTGCCGTGGCACGCTTGATCGACCGGTATTTGCTCGACTTCTCGGCCCTGGGCGATCCCGGGCACACGCCCAACGAGGAGATCCTGCACTCGCATCTGTTCACGCTGGCCAATGCGCTGGGGGTGCCGGATGCGACCACCTTGCTGCCCGAACGCCGCTTTGCCCGGGCGATGGTGGTGCTATCAAGCAGCACGCCCTTGGGCGATATCAACGCCAACCTGCCGCGCTTTGCCTGGCAGGAGCTGGGGCAGGCGATCACCCTGGGTGGCAGTGACAAGCTTTCCGCGACGCCGCACCGGCTGATTCGCGTGGAGGTGCTGGAGCGATTCAGGCGGGCGCATACGAGTGACCTGGTCGTGCCGACCTTGAGTCTGCTGGCCCACCGCGACCATCTTGCCGTCCACAGGGTCCAGGCCCGTGCCGATCAGGCGCTGGGGATGTGGGCCTTGGGCGAATCGGCGCCCAGCCTCGACCGGGGTTTTGTGCGGCGTGATCACGCCCGGAGCAATCCAGCTCTACCCGATGCGGCCGGCTGGCGGCCACGCCTGTACCAACGGGCGCAGGTGGTGCTCAGTGAGGGCATTCTGGGCGAGGTCAATACCCGCACGCCCCGGCGAGCACTGTTGCGCACCCGGCCGCTGCCCACCCTGGGCGATCTCACCTTGGGGGATGTGGCCGAGGTCGAGTGGCGAACGCTGACCGAGATGCACATCGTCGTCTCGGGCTTCACCGATGTGGCGCCTTACGGGTTTGAGGAAACACCCTCCAACCTGCAGCGCCTGCTCACCCGCGCCACCGAGCGCAACACAAGCACGCAAGCGGCGCCATCGCGGGTTGCCGTGGCCAGTCACCAAGCCGGCTGGCAGGGCCAGACCTGGACCGGTGTGCGCTGGCCGACCTCGAACTGGACCGACACCCGCGAGCTGATCGGCGCGACCCATCAGACGCTGAACTGATTCGGCGGCGCACCGAGCGCTGCTGCTTTGCATTTCTCCCTCATTCATTTTCTGGAGCACCCGATGGCCATCCTGACTGCCAGCGGTCGCGCGGCCCTTGCCGCCGCGATCAAAGAACAAACCCTGCACCTCGCCCTGGGCGAGGGCGACTCCTTGTGGGACACCACCAAGGCGATCAGCACATCTTTTGCTCAGTTGCCAGACTCTGCGGGTGTGATTGAGCTGGGCTTTACGCACCTGGCCGACATCCGCGTCACCTCGCTCAATGACCAGACCGAGTACCTGCTCGATGTGGACTACAGCGCCAATGCCCGTGAGGGCGTGATCCGCCGTCTGCCGGCCAGCGCCATCCCCGAAGGCGGTGACGTCACGGTCCACTTCAAGATCTCGCACCCGCCCGAGTCGATTGGCCAGACGGCGCTGCTGCGCGAAGTCGGCCGCCGAGTGGTGGACGAGGTGCATTTCGTTGCCGCTGACCCCGAGGGCGAGATCGTGGTGCCGACTGGACGCTACCAGCTGGTCACCGAGCCCACGAACCACCTTTTCATTCGGGTGCGGTTTGACTTCGAGGATGCCGCGACCTCCATCGTGCGTGAGCAGGGCCTATTCGTCGGCACCCACACCGATCCTCAATTGCCCGTTGGGCAGAAATTCTTCGTGCCGAGCCAAGTCGTTGAGCCCGGCATCCTCCTCGTGCTGCAGAACTCGGTGCCCATCGTGCGCCAGCCCAGCACGCGCGAGACCTTCGAATTCGTTGTCACTTTCTAATCTGCGAGGCCACCCATGATCGAGCGTTACTACAACCTGTTTGACCCGGCCAAGCACTACACCCAGCTCTTGTTCCGTGCCGGCGACGGCCTGCAATCACGAGAACTCAACGAGATTCAGACGACCCTGATCCACCGCCTGCAAGGCGTGGCTGATGCGCTGTTGAAGGATGGCGACATCGTCAGCGGGGCCAACTTGCAGATCGATGCCAACACGGGGCTCGCGACCCTGGAAGCCGGCCGCGTCTATCTGCGCGGCGCGGTGCGCGAAGTACCGGCTGCGAGTTTCACCGTCCCCACCACCGGCCGTATCGCGGTCGGCGTCCGCTTCACCACCCGCACGGTCACCGAACTCGAAGACCCCAACCTGCGCGAGCCGGCCGTCGGCGTGCGCAACTACCAGGAGCCGGGGGCCGGGCGTCTGCAGGAGACCCTCGCCTGGGGCTGGGAAGGTGCCGGCACCAGTGACGGCCAGCCCGGAGATTTCCACGCCGTCTACGCGCTGGACAACGGCATCCTGGAGAACCGCCGCCAGCCGCCGGTGCTCGATGGCGTGATTGCGAGTCTGGCGCGCTACGACTATGACGCCAACGGCCACTACGTGACCGAAGGGCTGGGTGTGCGTTTCCTCAGCACCGATACCGATGCCCAAGAGCACATTTTCTCGGTTGCCGAGGGACGGGCCAACATCGACGGTTTCAAGGTCGAGCGCACCCAGTCTCAGCGCATGCGTCTGCCCATCGACCCAGATTTGCAGCGGGTGTCCTCCGAGCCGCAGGTTTTCAATGACTCGGGCGATGGCTCGATGATCGTCACGATCAACCGTCCGTCGCTGGCGCAGGTGATTGACATCAAGGTCACACAGCAGAAGACCGAGACGGTGGTCCATGGCGCCTTCACAGGCAGCCGAGATGTCTTGACCGAACCGACCGTGGTGGCCGTGCTCACCATCAAACAAGGCACGACCACCTATGCGCAAGGCACCGACTACAAGATGGTGGGTGACGAGATCGACTGGAGCCCGGGGGGCGCCGAGCCGGCTCCCGGATCGAGCTACCAGGTCACCTACCAGTACATCGCCAGCCTCACCCCAACGAACCTGACCGACACCGGCTTCAAGGTCACGGGCGTGGTGCAGGGCTCCACGATGTACATCGACTACCAGTGGAAGCTGCCACGCATCGATGTGCTGGCACTCACCGCCGATGGTCAGGTCGAGCGCATCAAGGGCATCAGCCAGGTGAGGAATCCCGTCGCACCCACCGTGCCGGCGTCACGCATCGCGCTGGCCGAGATCGCTTACAGCTGGCGTAGCGGTTCGATCCCTGTCGTCAGAAATATCGCCATTCGCACCATCAAGGTCTCGGAACTGACCGCGATGCAGCGCCAGATCGCGGATCTCTACGATCTGATGGCGCTCGAGCGCTTGCGGGTGGACGCCAACATCCGTGAGCCCGCTGCCAAGAAGGGACTGTTCGTCGACAACTTCCTCGACGACGATCTGCGCGATCAGGGCGTGGCGCAGACCGGCGCGGTGGTGGCGGGGGTCCTGACCCTGCCGATCACCGCTTCGGCGCAGCACGCCAAGGACAACGGCAACGTCCTCATCACGCTCGACTACACCCTGACCCCGGTGGTGGAGCAGCTGGCCCGCACGGGTGCGATGAAGATCAACCCCTACCAGGCCTTCGAGCCAGTGCCGGCCCGGGTGACGCTCAATCCAGCCGTCGACCAGTTCACGGTGACCAACACCACCTGGGCCTCGGATGTGACCGAGCGCCTGATCGAGGGAAGTGGCGTTCTGGAACAGGTGGTCGGCACCCGGGTCAGTGAGCAGGTGCTTGCCGCCCGGTCCGAGGAAGCCCAGTTCCTGCGCAGCTTGCAGGTCGCCTACACCGTCATGGGCTTTGGGCCGAACGAAGCCCTGGCACAACTGCGCTTCGATGGCATCGGGATCAGCCAGCCAGCCGGCACAGCAGCCAATACCTCCGGTCTACTCACGGGCAGCTTCCAGATCCCGCAGGCCATCCCCGCCGGTGCGAAGCTGGTGGAATTCCTCGGGGCGGGTGGCAGTTATGGCTCCGCCACCTACGTCGGTCGCGGCCAGATCGTCACCGAAACGCGCCGACGCATTCTGACCACGGTGGTGCGCCGCTGGGACCCGCTGGCACAGACCTTCACGTTGCCCGAGCGCCGCACCATCGGTGGCTTGGAGTTGTGGTTCACCACCAAGGGCGGCGCTGCGCCAGTGATCGTGCAGATCCGTGAAACGCAGGTCGGCATCCCGACCACCACGGTGCTGACCGAAGGCCGATTGCTGGCGTCCGACATCAAGACCGACGGCAACCCGACCCGCATCTCGCTTGACCCGGTGGCACTCGAGGCCAACCGTGAGTACGCCATCGTGGTGCTCACCGACGATGCGAACCACACCGTATCGGTCGCGGAACTCGGTAAATACGACCCGCGCACCGGTTGGGTCACCGCTCAGCCCTACCAGATCGGCGTGCTGCTCTCGTCCTCCAACGGCATCACCTGGACCCCGCACCAGACGCAGGACCTGACCTTCCGTCTCTTGGGTTGCCGCTTCACGCAAACTACCAAGTCGGTCTCGCTGGGCCAGTACACCGTGACGAATCTGTCGGATGTGATGGCCCTTGCGGGCGTCGAGCGTCCGGCCGCCGGCACCGACGTGCAGTTTCTGGCGACCGATGCCCAGGGGCGGATCTACACCTTGTCGGAAGACCGGGGTCTGGCCTTGAGCGAGAAGCTTTCCGGCAATCTGGCCGTGTCAGCCCGGCTGACCGGTACCGATACCGCCAGTCCGATCCTGTATCCGGGCACGCAGCTGGTGTTCGGCACGCTGGAGGCAGCGGGGGACTACCTGTCCCGCGCCATTCCGGCTGCCGCCACCTTCAATGTAGCGGTGACTTTCGATGCGCTGACACCTGGCACGTCCAGCGTGACGGTGCAGGCGGAGTCCGGTACGTCGGGGAGTTTCCAGGCGCTGTCGCTGTCCTCGGGTGTGGAAGTCGGCAACGGCTGGGTGGAGCGCACCTACAAGGCCAGCAGCCTCGTTGGCGTCGGCGCAGACCGCACCACGCGCGTGAAGCTGGCGCTGTCCGGCAATCCGCAGCACCGGCCCTTCGTGCGCAACCTGCGCGTCATCGTCACCTGATGGGAGTGAGCGATGACCCAGGAGCGCACGCCGCGCGGCTATCCGCTGCCGCATCCCGAGCACCTGCTGTCTGAAGACGTCCTTAACCTGCGTGAGGCTCTCACCCGCATCGATGCGGATGTGGCCGTGCAGGAGGCGTCCACCCAGCAGGGGCAAGACCAACTCACCGAACGGCTGCACCGCCAGCAACTGCGGGTGTTTCACCAGTTCGGCTTTTAAGGAGCACCCCCCATGGCCAAAGACCCCTTGCTGCGCGATGCGGTGCGCGCGATCAAAGCCAAGATCGAAACCGCCGCCGAGATCGCCACACCCGAAGAGCTGGCGTACCTCGGCACCGCCATCGACCGCATCGGTGGTCGTGCCACCGTCCTTGAGGTCGAGGAAATGGGCGACATCAAGATGGCGGAGATGTCGGCGCACGCCAACGCAGTGGAGACAGCGACGCTCGACACCATTGCCACGGCCGCTGATGTGGCCATTGCCAACGTCTCGGCCACCAAGACCGCCGCTGAGAGTTCCATCACAGCGACAAAGATAGCGGCCGAGACTTCGGTCACCCAGACCAAGAACGCGGCCTTGGCCGTGATGGCACAGACCGAGACCAGCACGGTAGCCACCGTCAATGCGGCGGCCCAGACCGCGATCCAGCAAACCGCCAGCAGCCGCGATCAAGCGATTGCCGCCACGCAAAGCGCGGCCAACCAGGCCGTGGCTACGGCGCAAGCCGCTGCCAACAGCGTCACCCAGCAGCTGGTGCTGGGGCGCAAGACCTTCTTCCTTGCCCAACTCTAAGGAGCCTCCTCGATGTCCATTCTGGGAACGGCGCTGCCAGCCGCCAACACGCTGGCGACCCTCTACGAAGTGCCCACCGGCCGCCGTTCGGTGGTCAATGTCGCCGCCTGCAACAAAGGCACGGCGGCCGCCAAGGTGCGCGTGGCGCTCACCGCATCAGCCACACCGGCCGAGAGCGAGTTCATCGAATTTGATGTGAGCCTTGCAGGCACTGAGGTGCTGGAACGCACTGCGCTCTCCTTGGCTGCGGGGCAGAAGATCGTGGTGCAGGCCAGCGTCGCCAGCGTGACATTCAACGCCTGGGGCATCGAGGAGGTGGCGTAATGGGACGATTTCTGCGCAGCGTGAGCACCGATACCGTCGATCCACGCCAATACAAGAATTACCAAGAATACACCTCGGCAGGCAGTTACTCGTTCACGGTACCCGCCGGCGTCTCGCGCATCCGCACCATCGTGGTCGGTGCGGGCGGCGGTGGTGCCTGCTCCAAGACCACCTATTACGGCGGTAACGGTGGGGGCGGTGGCGGTTTTGCGATGGGCGAGTACGACGTCATCCCGGGTCAAGTGTTGGCTATCACCGTGGGGGCCAGCGGCAGCGGATCGAGCAGCAACAACACCAAGGCTGGCAATGGCGGCACTTCTAGTGTCGGCAGCCTGCTGTCGGCCACCGGTGGTCAAGGCGCCGATGGCCACGGCAACAGCTACAGCAGCGGTGGTGCCGGCGGAACTGGCACGGGCGGCACGCTTTTTAACCGCACCGGCGGTACAGGCGGTCGTGGCAGCTACGGCTCTTGGGGCTCCGGCTCGGAGAACCACGGTGGTGGCGGTGGAGGTGCTGCCGGTTCCTGGCTCGGCAGTGGCGGAAACGGTGGCAGCGTGGGCTTCCAATCCCACTACACCGCCGCAGGCGCGGGGGGCGGTGGCATTGGCGGCGCAGGAGGTAACACCACCCAATGGTCGCAGCAATCGTCATCCAACTACGTCGCCATCTCGGGCGCCGGTGGCGGCTCAGGGGGTGCTGGCGGTCACGGCACCGATTCCGGACAGATCTCGATCAGTGCCAGCAATGCGATGGGTTATGGCAACGGCGGCCCTGCAATCGATGGCAGCTTCGCCATCCCACTGTGGGGCACGCATTACTCCGCAGCGGGTATCGACCTGGCCGACTTCTCCAGTGCGGCCAGTGTGGTGCCCAAGTTCTACACCGCCGTGACCGGCTCGGCGGGACTGCTCACGGTGAAAGCCTATTCCTTTGCCACGCCGCGTCTGCTGAACTGCAACGGCGGAGGGGCGGCCGGTGTCTGGGGCCAATCGGCCGCTTTGATGGGCGGCAACGGTGGTCCCGGTGGCGGTGGCTCGGGCGGCTACTGCTACACCTCCAACAGCAGCTCCCATGGCGGTGCGGGTGGTTTTCTGGGGGGCGGTGGTGGAGGTGGTGGCTACAACGCCAACGGCGGCAACGGAGGCCACGGCGGTGGAGGCGGCGGTAACGGTAACTACTACGGCGGCACTGGCGGCAACGGTGGCAATGGCGGTCCCGGCTACGTGGCCATTGAATGGTGATGAAGGAGGAACAAACGATGCCCAACTGGATTCGACTCGATAACGACCGGGTGGTCGAGACCACCGACACCGACCCCAAGGGCCGGTTTCATCCGGACCTCAAATGGACCAAGGCGTCTGTCAGTGTGCAAGCCGGGATGGTCAAGCAGGCCGATGGCAGTTTTGCGTTGCCTGAACCGGCGCCGGAGAACGCCATTGCGGCCACGCTGACCCCGGCGACACCGCTGACCAAGCTAGCCTTCATGAACCGCTTCACGATGGAGGAGCTGGCGGCCATCTATACCGCCGCCAAGACCGAGGTCATGGTTGAGGTGTTCCTCGACAAACTCAAACTGGCCGAACACGTCGATGTCACGGACCCACAGACCGTTGCAGGTCTGCAGGCGCTCGCCGCCAGCGGGCTGCTGACGGAGGCCCGAGTCCAGGAGGTCCTGCAGTGATGGCCGCCTTGGTTCGTGTCCTCCAACAGCGTCTGTCTATGCTCGGGCTGTGGGGACTGTGCCAGATCGCGGCCGTGATCGCGTCCCTCTGGATGCTCATCGCCGCCCTGGCCGGCAGTCGCCGCGCTTGGACCCTGGCGGTGGCCCATGACCAGCTGGCCAACGCGGCCTTCGGTGGTCACGAGGACGAGACGCTGAGTTCCCGTGCCGGCAAAGCCTCGCGCGAAGGCAAGCGCTGGGCCTGTGTGCTGTGTCGGCTGCTCGACCGGCTCGATCCGAACCACTGCGAGAAGTCTATCGAGCCGGATGAGGGCAAGCCCATCTCTTGACCCAGTCTCGCTGCATCCAACCCGTTCACCCAATCCGCCGCTGGCGGATTTTTTACTTCTGGAGCCCACCCATGGCAGATCACTTTCTACACGGGGTCGAGGTCGTTGAAATCGACAACGGCCCGCGTCCCATTCGCACCGTCCGATCCTCGGTCATCGGGCTTGTCGGTACTGCACCGCAGGCCGATGAGCACAGCTTTCCCTTGAATACGCCGGTCCTGATTGCCGGCTCTCGCCTGGAGGCGGCTAAACTGGGTACCACCGGCACCTTGCCGATGGCCATCGATGGCATCTTCGACCAGGCCGGCGCCTTGGTGGTGGTGATCCGGGTGACTGAAGGCGCGACGGATGCCGAGACCCAAACCCACGTGCTCGGTGGCGTTGATGAGACCGGCCAATACCTCGGCCTGCAGGCGCTGCTCGCGGCCCAGTCGGTGGCCAAGGTCACGCCACGCATCCTGATCGTGCCGGGTTTTACCCACCAGCGTCCCATCGATCCCGATGACGAAACCCGCCAGCTGGCGAATCCGGTCGTGGCGGAGCTGCTGGGCATTGCCGAACGCCTGCGCGCGGTGATCATCGCTGACGGCCCCAACACGACAGATGCTGCCGCCATCGACTATCGCGAGGACTGGGGCTCGCCGCGCATCTATGTGGTCGATCCGCACGTCAAGGTGATGAAGAGCGGCGTAGTCGTGACCGAGCCTGTGTCGGCGCGTGTGGCTGGTCTGATTGTCAAGATCGACAACGACCGGGGCTTCTGGTGGTCGCCGTCGAACAATGTCATCAACGGCATCGTTGGCAGTCACCGCCCGGTGGATTTCGCGCTGGGTGACCCCAATGCCCGGGCCAACCTGCTCAACGAGAACGAGGTGGCCACGATCATTCAGGAGGATGGCTACCGCCTGTGGGGCAACCGCACCTGTTCTTCGGACCCCAAGTGGGCCTTCCTTTCGGTGCGGCGCACCGCCGACATGATCAACGAGTCGTTGCTCAGAGCACACCTCTGGGCGGTGGATCGCAACATCACCAAGACCTACGTCGAGGAAGTCACCGAAGGGGTCAATGCCTATCTGCGCCAGCTCAAAGCCCAGGGCGCGATCCTGGGTGGCAAGTGCTGGGCCGACCCGGACCTCAATTCGCCCCAGTCGATCCAGGACGGGAAGATCTACTTCAACTTTGACTTCACCCCGCCGTACCCGGCCGAGCACATCATTTTCCGCTCGCACCTGGTCGATGACTATCTCGAGGAGATTCTGTAATGGCCATTGAACTGCCACGGGTTCTCAAAAACATGAACCTCTTCGTCGACGGCCGGGGCTACGCCGGACGTATCGACGAGATCCAACTGCCCAAACTCACCTTGAAGACCGAAGAGCACCGTGCCGGCGGCATGGACCTGCCGGTCGAAATCGACCTCGGTATGGAAAAGCTCGAAGCCGAGCTGACCATTGCCGACCACGACCCCGAGGTCTTCAAGCTCTTCGGCCTACTCGACAACGCCGCGACGCAAATCACCATCCGAGGTGCCATCCAGGCACAAGGGTCGGAAGCCAAGCCGGTCATCGTCAATCTGCGCGGTGGTTGGAAAGAGCTCGACGCTGGCACCTGGAAGCCCGGCGACAAAAGCACCCTCAAGGTCTCGGTGGCCGCCATCTACTACAAGCTGACCATCGACGAGGAGGAGTTGATCGAGATCGATGCCATCAACCTGGTTCGAAAGGTGGGCGGTACCGATCAGATGGAAGCCATTCGTGCCGCGATTGGCCTGTGATGAATGCCGTGATGAACAACAAGGAGCCCACCCATGAACACCGCTGAACGCATCAAACTGAATTTCCCCATCGAGCACGACGGCGTGCCGATTGCCGACATTGCCTTGCGCCGCCCCACGGTGGGTGACCACCTGGCCGCGCAGAAGTCGGCAGGCACGGATGCTGAGCGTGAGATCCGCCTGATTGCCAACCTGGCCGAGTTGCCGCCAGCGGCGATCCACCAGCTGGACATGAAGGACTATGCCCAACTGCAGAAGGTGCTGGGCGGTTTTTTGCAGTGAATCCGGGTGAGCTGTCCGCCCTCGTGGTGGAGCTCGCCCTCTACACCCACTGGCCTCGATCCGAGTTACTTGCCCTGGAGGTGAGTGAGTTGGTCGAGGCCTTGTCATTGGCGCGGCGCTTGTCGGCCACCCCGTCTTCCTGAGGTTTGCCCATGGCCACAGCGCATCCCGTTCAGATCAGCATCGGTGCCACGCTGGCGGCCTCGCTCGGGTCGGCCGTGCGCGGTGCCCAGGCCCAGTTGAACCAGTTGGGCTCCACCATGGCCGAACTGGGTAACAAGCAGTCCGGCATCAAGCAGCTGGAGACCCTGCGCGCCCAGGCCAAGGATGCGGCACTGGCCATGCGCGCGGCGCAGCAGAAGGTCTCCGGGCTGGAAGCGAACATCGCCGGCCAGGATGGTGGTGCCACGGCCAAGCAGGCCCGCGAACTCGAACGCGCCCGTGCAGCGGCGACGCGTGCGGAGGACGCCTACCGTCGCCAGCGCTCGGCCGTCGATGAACTGAGCACCTCTTTGCAGCGTACGGGCGTGAACACCCGGGCGATGGGTGCGGAGTCCGCTAGGCTCGGTAGCCAGCTGGAGACACTCCGATCCCGCACCGAAGCCCTGACCCGTGCCCAGCAGGCCCAAGCCCGCAATCTGGAGAACCGCAGCGCCTATCGCGCCCAGATGATGGATGCGGTGGCCTTGGGTGGCGCGCTGTATGGCCTGGTGCAACCGGCTGTCCAGTTCGAATCGGTGATGGCGGACGTCAAGAAGGTGGTGAACTTCGACACACCGGATCAATTCGGGCAGATGTCCAAAGATGTGCTCTTGATGTCGACCCGCATCCCGATGGCCGCTGACGGCATCGGCGCCATCGTCGCGGCGGCCGGTCAGGCTGGCATCGCCCGCGAGGAGTTGCTGCGCTTTGCCGAGGACGCCGCCAAGATGGGCGTAGCCTTTGACCTGTCGGGCCAGCAGGCGGGTGCCGCCATGACGGGCCTGCGCTCGATCTTCGGGCTGACCCAGGACGAGGTGGTGAAGCTCGGGGACGCCATCAACCACCTGTCCAACAACATGGACGCCAAGGCTTCCGATCTTTTGAACATTGCCAATCGGGCGGGATCGACGGCGAAGCTGTTTGGACTGTCCGGGGCGCAACTCAATGCCCTGGGCGCGACCTTCCTGGCGTTGAAGACGCCGCCCGAAGTCGCCGCCACCGGCATCAATGCGCTGCTGATGAAGTTGGCCACGGCCGACAAGCAAAACGAGAAATTCCAGCAGGGCCTGCAGGACATCGGGTTGTCCGCTGAGGTGATGAAGCAGATGATCGGCCGCGATGCCCAAGGGGCGCTGACGACCTTCCTACGGCAGGTCAAAAACGCCCCCGACCTGATGGGTACGCTGTCGGACCTCTTCGGCATGGAGTACGCCGACGACATTGCCAAGCTGGTGGGCTCGATGGAGACCTATGAGAAGGCGGTGGGCCTGGTGGCCGATCAGACCGCCTATGCGGGCTCGATGCAGAAGGAGTACGAAGCACGCTCGGCCACCACCGCGAACAACCTGCAGCTCCTCAAAAACCAGATGAGCCGGCTCGGCATCACGGTGGGCAATGCGCTGCTGCCGGCCTTGAACAACCTGGTGGGCGCGCTGATGGGTCCCATCGACAGCCTGGCCAATCTCGCCGAACGGTTTCCTGTCGTTACGCAAGTTGTGGTGGGCACCGTTGGTGCCGTGCTGGGCTTGAAGGTGGCGACCATCGCGCTGGGTTACGCCTGGACGTTTGTGAAGGGGCCGATCCTGGGTGCCCAGGTGGCGTTTCAGTCGTCGCGTGCGGGACTTGCGCTACTGCAAGTGCAGGCAGCCACGACAGGGGCGAGTGCCGGAATTCTGTCAGTCGCCTGGACCCGCATTCAGACGGGCGCCCTCGGGCTGATCGCACCCATCAAGTCGGCGGCGCTGGCTTTTTGGTCGATGTTGCCGGCGATTGGTGCAACGACGGCCGCGCTGCTCGCCAACCCGATCACCTGGATCGTGGCCGGGATTGGTGCGGCGGTTGCCGGTCTGGCACTGGTGATCCGCAAATACTGGGACCCCATTGCTGCATACGTCGGCGGTGTGTTCGAAGGCATCCGGTCAGCCCTGCAGCCAGCGATCAGCAGCCTTTCCACGGCATTGGCACCGCTGGCGCCGATTGGCCAGGCGATGGCTTCCGTGTTCGGTTTCATCGCCGATGGCGTGAGCCGGGTGGTGGGCTGGATCGGGGCTTTGCTCGCGCCAGTGACACTCTCCACGGAGGAGTTCAACAGCCTGTCCGCCTCCGGCCAGTCTCTCGGGTCGGTGATCGGCAGTGTGTTGAGCACAGCTTTCATGGTGCTGACCTTGCCGATCCGCGCGGTGGGCACGCTGGTGGGGTGGGTGATTGAGGGTTTTACAGCGCTGGTGTCGTTTTCGCCCTTGGCCCTGATTAGCGCGGCCTGGCAACCGGTGGCGGATTTCATGACCAATCTCTGGTCGGGCATCACCGCCACCGTCGGTCAAGCCATCGACTGGATCGCCGGCAAGATCGGCTGGGTGATGAATGCCGGCAAGCAGGTCGGCGACTGGTTCGGTTCGCTCTTCGGCAGCGATAAGCCGGCGTCGCCCACTGCCACGGCTTCGGCTTCGGCTACTGCGCGTCCTGCAGCGGTCGGTGGCACTGCTGCGCTGGTCGCGCTACGCCCCTTCGTCGGCACCGCACCCGTCGGCATCGCGCCGATGTCAGCGGGCAGTACGTCAGTGGCGGGTGCCAGACCGGTGACGATGCCGGCTCAACCACTGGCTGTGCGTGGCAACACCAGTGTCTCGCTGTCCGCTCCGATCACGGTCAATGCTCCGCCCGGAATGGATGCGCGCGAGATCGCCGCACTCATCGAGTCGCGCCTGCGTGCGCTTGTGCGCGAGACCAACCGCAGTCCAGCTGCGGCGATGTACGACTGATTTTTCTGTTGGGAGGTGTGCCATGGCCGAACGGGTGATGTTGGGCCTGGGCGAGTTTCGTTTTGAAATCGCCACGCTCGCTTACCAAAAATTCTCACTCAACCAGTCTTGGCGCTGGCAGGAGCAGGCGCGTATCCATCGCGATCCGGCTCTGCAGTTTGTGGGGCGCAACGTTGGCGAGATCGAACTCGACGGCGTGATCTACCCGAGCTTCAAGGGAGGCCTCGGCCAAGTCGATGCGATGCGTGCGCTGGCGGACGCCGGCAAGCCGCTGCAACTGGTCGATGGTCTCGGCCGCATCTGGGGTGCCTGGGTGATCACGGAGATCGGCGACATCCGCACCGTGTTTGCCGATGACGGTCAAGCGCGCCGGATCGAGTTCCGCATCAAGCTCAAGGCCTATGGGGAGGATCAGCCATGACCCGACCGATCTTCAAACGGATGGTCACCCGTGATGGCGATGTGCTCGACGATCTGGTCTGGCGGCAATATGGGCGCAGTGATGTACTGACCGCCGTGCTCGAAGCCAATCCGCAGTTGGCCCAGTTACCCCCGGTCCTTGTGGCTGGCCTGGTGGTCGAGTTGCCCGATTTGCCGCTGCCGGTAGAAGCGCCGGTGATCCGGCTGTGGTCGTGAGCCCAATACGAGGAGGGGGCCATGCAACCACTGTTCCGCATTTACGCTGGTAGCCAAGAGATCACCGCTGCCATCCGCGACCGCTTGATCGAACTGGTCGTTACCGACGAGGCTGGCATTCAGTCCGATGAGCTGAAACTGACCCTCGATGATCGCCGCCGTGAGGACGGAGCCATTGCCCAGCTACCCAGGATCGGCACGGTGCTCACCGTGTCGCTGGGCTATGCCGAAACCCGGCTGGTGTCCTTGGGGCGTTTCATCGTCGATGAGGTCGAGATCCGCTCGCCGCCGGCCACGCTGACCGTGTCGGCAAAGGCCGCCGATATGGTGGGGCCGTTTCGCAGTCCTAAGACACGCTCCTGGGATGCGACGACGCTGGGCCAGCTGGTCGAGGTTATCGCTGCCGAGCACCGCTATCAGGCCAAGATCGATCCGGAGCTGGGCGCCATCGCCATCCCGCATCTGGACCAGACCGAGGAGTCGGACATGGCGCTGCTCACGCGCCTGGCGGCCAAGCACGATGCCGTAGCGAAACCGGTGGCCGGGTTCCTGGTACTGGCCAGGCAAGGGGCGATCAAGACCATCACCGGGCAGGTGATGCCGACGATCACCCTCAGATCCAGTGATCTCGCCGAATGGCGCTACCGACACTCGGCGCGCAAACCCGGTGGCAGTGGCACCACCAGAGACCGCGACACGCAACAGCCACCGACCACGGCCACCGGCGGCACCAAGGCTTATTGGTGGGACTTCGAGAAAGGCGAGCGCCGGGAAGTGACCACCGGAGCACCTCCGTTCGAGGAAATCCGCTACGTCCACGCCACTGAGGCAGAAGCCAAGGCGGCGGCCGCGACCCGCAAGAACACCGGGGAGCGTGGGCAGGGCGAACTCTCGTTCAGCCTACCCGGTGATCCGAGGCTGGCCGCCGAGGGACGGCTGTCGCTTTCCCTGCGCCCCGGTATCCCCACCGACTGGCGCATCAAGCGCGTCGAGCACCGCCTGGGCGCCCAGGGCTACACGACGCAGGTCGAGTGCGAGCGCTTGACTGCCTCACCGGCCCCGGTGACCGACGCCGCCACCGAACCTAACAAGTAAGGAGACAAGCACTGTGACCCCTGACAAAGATCCTTCGACCTACGGCCTGATCACCTACCTGTGGGTGACGGGTCTGGCCGCCTGGGGTGGCCTGGTCAATTTCTACCGCAAGGTGAAGTCCGGCGAGACCCGGGCTTTCAACGTGGTCGAGCTCATCGGCGAGATCGCCACCTCGGCGTTCGCCGGGCTCATCACCTTCTGGCTGTGCGAAGCCGCGCAGTTCAATCCGCTGGTCACCGCAGCCCTGGTCGGCATCTCCGGCCACATGGGCAGCCAGGCTATCTACCAACTGGAGCGCTGGGCGCAGACGCGTCTGGGCAAGGAGCGGTCATGAACACCATCGAACAGATTCTGGATGACATCCTTCGCCGCGAAGGCGGCTACGTGAATCACCCGGCCGACCGGGGCGGGCCGACGAACTTCGGCATCACCGCACAGACGTTGGGAAGCTGGCGAAAGCTTGGCCGCCCGGCCACGGCTGCTGAAGTCCAGGCGCTGACGGAACCGGAAGCCCGTGCCATCTACCGCCAGCAGTACATCACCGGCCCCGGGTTCGAGACCATCACGCATCCGGCGCTGCTGCATCTGCTGGTCGATGCCGGGGTGCATTCCGGACCCAAACGCGCAGTGCAGTGGCTGCAGAGCGCCCTAGGCGTGACCGCTGATGGCGTCATCGGCCCCAAGACCCGCGCGGCACTCGCACAAGCTGACCAAGGTGTGCTCTACGGCAAGGTGCTGGGGCAGCGCTTGCGCCATCTCGGACGGCTGATTACCCATGATCCGAAGCAGTCGGCGTTCGCCGCTGGCTGGATGAACCGGATGGCGGAATTCGTGGAGGGCTCGGTATGACTCCGATACTGACCACCTTGGCCCCGGGGCTGCTGGAAGCTAGCAGTCGGCTGATCGACCGCCTGGTGCCCGATCCTGCTGAACGCGAAAAAGCCAAGCTCTCTCTGCTGCAAGCCGAGGGGCAACTGGCGCTGCAGGAGATGCAGACGAGTCTCTCGGCGATCCTGGCTGAAGCCAACTCGGCCGATCCCTGGACCAGCCGGGCACGGCCGACGTTTCTGTACGTAATCTACGGCGTGATTCTGCTGTGCGTGATGGGCGCCATCATCGGCATCTGGTGGCCGACGCACGTCTTTCAGGCAGCGGAGAACCTGAACAAGCTACTGGGTGCGGTGCCCGAGAGTCTGTGGTGGTTGTTCGGTGCTGGCTATCTTGGCTACACCGGGGCGCGCAGCTTCGACAAGTGGCTTGGGCCGGTCCGCTGACCGATGCGGCCGAGCACTACAACTTGAAACGACGATCCCCCGATCTCACTGCCTTTGCCGGCGGTGGGATCGGGGGATTTTTGCTTTCGGTATAAAATAACTTGAGTTTTTGCGCTATCTATGCAAAATAAACTTTTATTGGTGTGATATGGAGGTGGATGATGCTTGTTGAGTTTAGAGTGGAGAATTTTCGCTCCCTGCGTGAAGAGCAGGTGCTCAGCCTTGTCGCCTCTAAGGACAAGACGCTGCAGGACACGCACACGGTGAGCACGGGGCTTAAGGCTGCTCCCAGCGTGCTGCGCAGTGCTGCCATCTACGGTGCCAATGCCAGTGGCAAGTCCAATCTGATCAAAGCGCTTCAGTACATGCGCGGCGTGGTTGCCGAGTCGGCGACTGTTATCCAGCCTGGCCAGACCTTTGCCGTACAGCCATTCCGACTCGATGCGCAGTCGGCCAAGGAGCCCACGGCCTTCGAGGTGACCTTCATCATCGACGGTGTCCGGTATCAGTACGGCTTTTCGATGACACCCCAGCGTATCGTCAGCGAGCACTTGCTGGTCTACAAGGCCTTCAAACCCCAGCGTTGGTACGAGCGTCGCTACGATGCCCAGACAGGCAAGGACGTGTATGACTTTGGCCCTGGCTTGAAAGGACCGAAGAATCTTTGGGAAGGGGCGACCCGTCCGAATGCGTTGTTCCTGTCAATGGCCGTCCAGCTCAATAGCGATGCGCTTCGCCCGGTCTTCGACTGGTTCGTCAATGGACTCGTGATCTTTAACGAGCAGGCACAGCTCAGCCCACAGGTCTCCATCCAGATGCTGCAACAGGCTGAAGGCCGTCGTCAGATTTGCGACTTCTTGTCAGCTGCTGACATCAGCATTGCGGACATCGAGGTGGTCACGCGCAAGGTGCCGGGACAGGCCGTGCATTTTGATCTGGTCGCCGGCAAGACTGAAGTGCGCAGCGAGGAGGTCGAAGAGCACCAGTTGCGTTTCTCCCACGTGACCGAGCAGGGCCGAGCCGTCTTTGACCTGATGGATGAGTCCAATGGTACAAGAAACCTGCTGTTCCTCACCGGCCCGGTGCTGGACATCCTGCGCAAGGGACTGACGCTGGTGATCGACGAGTTGGACACCAGCCTGCACACCCTGTTGGTGCGTGAGCTCGTGCGGCTGTTTCACCGTCCCGAAATCAATACGGGCGGTGCGCAGCTGATCTTCACCACCCACGACACGTCGCTGCTGGATGCCCCGGATTTGTTCCGGCGTGACCAGATCTGGTTCGTGGAGAAAGATCGTGATCAGGCCTCGGAACTGGTGAGCCTGTCGGAATTCAGCCCGCGCAAGAATGAGGCCCTCGAGCGTGGTTATTTGATGGGGCGCTATGGCGGCATTCCCTTCCTCAACCACACGCTGGGGGTGCATCACTGATGGCGCGCGACAATTCCCCGAAAGAGCGCCAACGTCAGCAGCTCGAACGCAAACTGGCGCGTCGCGCCAGCTATGACCGCATCCTGATCGTCTCGGAAGGTAGCAAGACTGAGCCCAACTATTTCGGCGAGATCCGGCAGGCTTACCGGTTGCACACGGCCAATGTCGAAGTTCGACCCAGCGAGCTCGGCACCGCTCCTGTCCAGGTTGTGCAGTATGCCAAGGAACTGTTCGAGTTCGGAGACAAGCACAAGAACATCCAGCCGCGCGCCTTCGAGCAGGTGTACGCTGTTTTTGATCGCGACGATCACGGCAGCTACTTCGATGCCTTGACGATGGCGGAGTCGCTGGACAGCAAACTGAAAAACGACAGCAAGCAATTCGTGCGTTTCCAGGCGATTGTCTCGGTGCCGAGCTTCGAGCTATGGCTGCTGCTTCACTACGAGGACATTCAGGCGCCGATCCATCGCGATGAGGTGATGCGGCGCCTCAAAATCCATATTCCTGGTTACGAGAAGGGGGCGACGCGTGCCTTCAGCATCACCCGGGAGCGGTTGTCTGTGGCGACGCAACGGGCCCAGGCGTTGGCGGCCAAGTTCAATGCGCGGACGGTGCCCGAGCCGTTCACTGCGATTGTCGAGCTGGTGGAGTTGCTGATCCAGCTTCGTCCGGGCAAATAAAGCAGGGGGCGTTTGTCGCCCCCTGAATGAGTGGCCATCAAGCCATGGCCACCGTCACCGCAGCCTGATTCGCCGTCACCACTGGCCGCCTACCGACCACATTCCCCACCACATTGACCGCCTCGAGCATCGCCTGCGGCGACAGGTGCGCGTAGCGCATCGTCACCTTCGGATCGTGGTGGCCGAGGAGCTTTTGCACCTCGTACAGCGACCGTCCAGCATTGACCAGGAAACTCGCGTAGCTGTGGCGCAGGTCGTGCAGCCGCACCTCGCCCAAGCCCACCTTCTTCCTGATCGAGTCCCAGGCGTAAAAGATCGACACCGGCGGCTTCTTGGTCTTCGGATTGAAGAACACCCAGGGGATATCGTCCTGCCGGGGCAGTGACAGCAGTAGTTCCACCGCCGCATCGGAGAGCGGAATGTGACGCGGCTTCTTCGACTTCGACCGCGCCGCTGGCACCGTCAGCATCCGGCGGTTGAAATCGATCTCGTCCCAACGTGCATCCAGGACCTCGCGCTTCCTTGCCCCGGTGTACAGCAGCAACCGGATCACCTGGCCCACCTGCACATTGCGGTTGGTGTCCAGCTCATCAAACAGACGCTGCACCTCTTCGGTGGTCAAGTACCGCTCCCGCGCCCCGTGATCCTCAAAGGGCTCCACGCCATCGCAAGGATTGCCCTTGGGCGGCAGGATGTCCCAGCGGATCGCGCAGTTGTAGATGAACTTCATCAGCACGATCATCCGGTTGCAGGTGCCAGCCGCGTAGCCCTTCTCGAACACCGCGTGGTGGAAGGCCACGACATCGGAGCGGGTGATCCGGTTCATCCGGAAATCGGCAAACACCGGCAGCAGGTGATTGCGCAGCATCGTCTCATCCGTCTCCCAGCTGCGCTTTCGGGTCTTGGCGTAGGGCAGATACCGCTCGGCCACGAAATCCCCAAAGGTCGGCACATCCTTGAAGCGATGGCTCTCCACCTTGGGGTCGCCACCCTCGGTCACCATCTGCTTCATCTTGTGCGCCTTGGCCCGGGCGTCCGACACCGAAATCTCATCGGCCCGGCCAATCCGGTTTAGCCGCACCTTGCCGGCCGCATCGCGGTAACGGAAGTAGAAGGTCGCTCCGCCACTGGCGCGATGCTCCAGCAAGAAGCCCTTGATCTCCGTATCGAAGTAACTCACGGCCCCGGAGGCAGGCTCGCGACCTGGCAGCGTGGCCAGGAATTCGGTCGTCAACGCTTGTGCTGGCATCATCAAACTCCTCTATCTATTGAGGGTCATGCTACGATACAATGCGCCGAAAAGGACATAAAAAGAGTCTAATAGACCAGAATATTCACCTACCAAAAAAGGAGTCGACCATGATCGACGGAAGACAAATCCGCGCCGCGCGCGCGATGCTGGGCTGGAGCCGGGAGGACCTGCTCAAGGCCTCGGGCATCTCGATGTCGGCGCTGCTGCGCATGGAAGGGGCACTGGCCGACAGCAGAAGCTCCACGCTCAACAAGGTGGCCAAGGCCCTGACCCTGGCCGGCATCGAATTCCTCACTCGCGATGACGGGGCGATAGGCGTGATCTTGAAGGTATCGACCGCACCAGGCGATACGGAGGCAATCCCAAGGCCGTGACTTCGCGTGCGATCGCTGTGCCTTGTTCATGTTGCGTTAAGGTTCAATCCGTACAGTAGAGGTTATCCATCAATTTGACGGCGACCTCACAGGAGTTACAGCATGAGCGATTCATCCAAAGGCAACCAATTCACCCTCAGCGGCAATACGGTAACGGCCGTGTACGAAGTCGAGTATGGCCGCGTGAAGTTTGAGCGCATGGATAGCGACGAGACGTGGTCGTTCGATGGCACCAACGTTATCAAGACCGAATGGGACGACGGTCGTTTGGAAACGACGACCTACTCGGATGCCAATGGGGATGGCCTGTTTTTCAAAGCCAGCAAAACGTACACCGGCACGAGCTCGTATTCCGGCCGTGATGACCATGGCAGCGATGGCAACGATAGCGATGACCACAACAACGATCACGGCAACTGGGGTGACAGCACAGCTAGCCTCGATGCCCAACTCTACGGCGAAGAAGGCTATCAATTCGACATCGATGTCAATGGCGTGGTGACCGCCGTCTACGAAGTGGAGCACGGTCGGGTTGAGGCTGAGCGCATGGACTGGAACGAGACTTGGGCCTTCGACGGCTTGGACGTGATCCAGACCGAGACCAAGTTCGGAAAAGTCGAGACCACCGTCTACACCGATGCCAACCAAGACGGCGTTTTCCAGAAAGGCTTCGAGTTGGAAGTCTTGACCGGCGAGAACCTGCGCACACTCGAAACCTACAAGTTCAGCCTGGCAGACGGCAGCAGCGCCACGGGTGACTTTGCCGCTGAAGGTGACGCCATCACTGGCATGATGGAGTTGGGTCGTCGCGGCTGGAAAGTAGATCGTATCGATGTCAATGAAACCCTGCAGATCGTGGAAGTCGGCGGCGACAACCTGATCCTCAAAACCAAGACCCAGTGGAACGGCGAAATCGACTTCAGCGTGTTCCGGGACGATGACAATGACGGTCTGTGGACCGAAATTGCCGACGGCGAAACCCTGGACGCTTACGTGTCGATGGACGGTGAAGTCGACCTGGTAGGTATCGTAGACGCAGGGCTGTTGCAGGCTGCTGATGTTCTGATTGCGTAAGTAAACGGGCAGATTCGTCGGGGTTGGTGGCAGTTGCACTCACCGACCCGAAAGGCACAAAGGCCGCCTGATGAGACACATTGGGTGGCCTTTGCACTAGATGGCTTCGGTTGGTAGGTAGTTGGTACGTCGGATTGGCTGCAAATTACGTCTATATAGATAGGTGACGCGGCTAAGTCTTTGAAAAGACAAAGGAAATATCCGATCAGACTGAAAATATGCCTTTTGCGGTAGGAAATTGGTCGGAAGTGGGCGCTTGGGAGGCTTAAAAACGCGCGTAAGTCTTTGACTTATAAAGGGATTGCAGAGTAGCTGGCTATTACGCTCACTACAGGCGTGGATACATTGACTGGCGGCGCTGGCAATGACACATTCTCTGGCCCCCTCGATTCATGGACAGCACTGGACAAAATCGTTGGTGGTGCTGGTACAGATACATTCACAGTTGCAACGGCTGCTGGTACTGCAGCCCCAGTTGGCGCTACCGTTACTGGTGTTGAGACATTGAACGTCTCTACAGCAGGCGCTGGTTACACCATCAACACAACGACATACACAGATTTGACAACCGCAACAGTTACTGCTTCAGCTGCAGGTGCCGTGTCTGTCACTTCTGCCGCCGCTACAACAGTTTCTGCTCAAGCTACAGGTGCAAGCACACTTGATGTCATTGGCTCTGGTGGATCTTTGATTGCTACAACCGGCGCTGGTGCTGTGACTATCGGTGGTACGGCTGTTGCCAACGCATTGACCTCTGCGACGGTCACTGGCGGTACCACTGTGGCTGTAACAGACCGTAGCGGAACTGCTGCTGCAACTGGTTCTACACTGAAGACAGTCACCATTTCTGGTGCAGCTGGCGATCAAACCTTGACCGGTAATGGCATCACTACTGTTAACTTGACTAAGCTGGCTGGTGCAACAACCGTTGGTGATACAACTGTTACTGCTGCTGCTGGTGCTCGTGAATTGACAGTTAACTACAACGGCGTAGACATTGCTACGACCGCTGGAACTGAAGCAAACGGTACCGACGTACTGACTTTGACTGATGCAGAAGCAACTTCCTTGAAGATCAATGCTGTTACAGCTGCCAGCTTTGACGCTGGTGTCTCTGCTGCAAAAGCAACATCGGTTGCAATCAATGCAGATGTGGCCATTCAACTCCAGCACGTCACTGCCGGTGTGGCAACCACTGTTGCAATCTCTGGTGCAGCTAAAACAACCATCACAACAGATACGTTCGCATCTACAGCTGTCATCACTAGCACCAGCACTGGTGGAGTGACATTGACACAAGCTTTGACTGCAAACCAGCAATATGTTGGTACAGCATCAAGCGGCGTGGACACAATCTCGCTTAACGCTGCTGCAACAAAGGCCATCACTACTGGCGCCGGTAACGATGTGATCACATCTGCAGGTACAGTTGGTACTGGTGGTTCTGTTGATGCTGGCGACGGTACAGACACCATCGTCATGACAACTGCCGAAGCAGAAGCCGCAGATAACAGCGCGACTTTCAACTCCAAGTTCAAGAACTTTGAAACACTGCAAATTTCTGGCGCTTTGGCAGCAACTGCAGATATCAACGTTGTTGGTATAAACGGCGTATCTAAAGTTGTGCTGGCTGCTGGTGGTGGACATGCCACAACTGCATTCGTTCGTGATTTGGCCAACAATGGCACCATTCAGTTCAATGCAAGTGCTGCTGGCTTGACAGCTGTCATCAAAGACGCCCTGTACAACACAGGTGACACTTTGAACGTGACTTTGAACAGTGCTACTGCCGCAACCATTGGTGCAATTGTCGGAACTGGCGCTGAAACTGTAAACATCGCAGCCGCTGATGCAACTGCTACTGGTGGTACAGCTGTGGTTCATATCATCACTGCACTGGGTTTGGCTGATGCAACAAGCGTCAACGTCACCGGTAACAATGGTTTGACCATCACTGCGGCTACTGGCAGCACAAAGGTCACTAGCTTTGATGCTTCCGCTGTTGTTGGCAACGGTGTGGCAGATACAGCAGCCCTCTTGGCCGTGACTTACGCTTCCTTGAACACAACTGCAACTGCAGCTGTTTCTATCAAGGGCGGCGCTGGTGATGACGTATTGTCTGGTAACGCTGGTGTTGACACGATCTCCGGCAATGCTGGTATTGACACCATCGCTGGCGGCGCAAACCAAGACGTCTTGACCGGTGGCGCTGGAGCGGACGTGTTCCGTTACAACACCATTGCTACAACAACAGGTGCAGCTGGCGTTAACGTTGACAAAATCACTGACTTTGTTGCCGGTACAGACAAAATCAACTTCGCACAGGGTGCTCTTGCACTTACAGGTGTGACAACTGACGGTACAGGTGACGCTGTTGCAACAATGGCCGCTGTTGTAGCAGATGCAACGACTGTGGCTTCTGTTGCTGATGTCTACACTGCTTTGAATGCATACGGAGCCTTGACCGCATCTGCTGCTGGCGGTACAGCAACTGTTGCTCAAGTTTATACATTCGCAAACGGTGCTGCTGCTGGTACTTACTTGGTTGTTAACGACGCCACTGCTGGCTTCCAAGCGGCAACTGACGTTGTGATTAACCTGACTGGTCTGTCGGGCACCTTGACAGCCGCTGACTTCACTTTTGCAGCCTAATAGCAAGCTAATTAGCTCACCCCTCAAAAGGGTGACTGGTTAAGGTTTTAAACCTAATGACCCCCATTGCTCAAAAAGCAATGGGGGTTTCGCATTTGTGAAAGGACTATTTCCATGCCCACCATCAAGATCGACAACATCGACTACGACACCGCGAATCTCTCTGATGAAGCCAAAGCGCAATTAGTCAATCTCCAGTTCTGCGACCAAGAATTGGCCCGCCTGCAAGCCCAAGCTGCTGCTTATCAAACTGCCCGCATGGCCTATGCTAAAGCCCTGCAAGCGGCACTGCCCGTAGCGCCTGCTGGCGATACGCTTAAATTCAACTGATGCCCTCGATCGAGTCTGACTTCTGGGCAGAACTCGCCCAAATCCAAGCCGATTCCATCGGCTGGATACCTTTGGATGAAGGGGTGTACCTGCACGTTTTCGATGACAATGCGACCGAAGTACAGGTAGTCGGTTTGGCTAGTGCGGACATGCAGACCTCTAACGTCTTGTGGGTGGTCTGACTTGTCTCTTGCACTGATCCTCAGGCGTGCGCAAACCCATGTGCAGCGCGGCCAAATCGAGGCCGCTCACAAGCTTTACAAGGGCTTGCTCGTCACCGTACCCAACCACCCTCAGGTCAACGCGGAGCTGGGCATGTTGTGCTTGCAGCACCGCCCACCGCAAGAGGCCATCAAGCCCTTAGAGAAAGCCGCCTTGGCGCTTCCTCGGGCGGAGAGGGTTTGGGTTTGCCTGCTGGTGGCCCACCACCGCTGCGGCAACCACTCAAGGGTCAAAGAGTTGCTGGCCATCATGCGGCAAAGTGGCTTTGACGAAGAAGAGCTCAACAAGATTGAGCAAGATTTGAACGGTCTGCCCGCCGACAGGGTGGCTGCGGTCAAAGCGCTGATAGACCAGCAAGGCTGAACTCGTCTTCGCGTTTAAACTTGAGCCCATCCAGGCCGAGTGCATCGGCTTTTTTCTTTGCACTGAAACCCTAAGATATGTTTGACCGTGCACTACAAGCCCCCGCGATTTTTTTCATTGCCCTGCTGACCGCTTGCGGAGGCAGCAGCACAGGACCATCGGTTGCCGCTATAACGACAGACTCCGTGGACTATGGTCAGCAAACCATGATCAACATCACGGGCGAGATGCTTGACCAAGGGATGGTTGTTTCAGCACAAGGATGCTCAGGTTTGGTGCAAGCTGCAGCGGGCACCAGCAGCAACCAAGTTTGGTCTTGCACCGTTGACACTGTGGGTACAGGCGCTTTGAGGCTTCAAACCAAGTCGATTTCAGGCCGCGTGCTGAAAGAGCAAGCCTTTGACGTACCGGTGCCGACCTCTCCAGTGGTGATGTCCATCCAAAGCGATCGCTTGATGTATTCCAAAAGCACCGTGTTCACCTTGGCTGGTCAAGCTTTGGACAAAGACTTCTCGGTTTCTATAAAGGGCTGCAAAGGGCTGGCGTTGGTCTCTGGCGGGAGCGCAACAGCGCAATCAGTGACTTGCACCGTCAATACTGTGGGTACAGGGGCTGTCGGGCTGGAGGCCAAGTTGGCCAACGGCAATGTTCTCAAGTCCAAGGTCTTCGATGTCTTGGCACCGCAAGTGACCCTCACCACCAACTTGGGCAATATGGTCGTTGAACTTGACCCCAACAAGGCGCCCAAAACAGTGGATAACTTTATGCAATACGTTGCGGATAAGTTTTACGACAACACGATTTTTCACCGCATTTATGCCGTTGGGATTTCTGTGATTCAAGGTGGCTGGCTCAATACGACACCTGCAATCCAACCCGGACAACGTGCAGCCATTTCACTGGAGGTGGGCAAGGGCTTGAGCAATGCACGAGGAACCATCGCGATGGCAAGGCAAAGCGCCCCCGACTCTGCGACGTCACAGTTTTTCTTTAATGTCATTGACAACACACAGCTTGATACGGCTAACGGTGGTTACGCTGTGTTCGGTAAAGTGGTCTCTGGACTGGAAACCATGGACGCGATATTCAAAGTGCCAACGGCAACGCAATACGGCGTTCCGGACTTTCCAACGTCTAACGTCATTGTGCAAAGTGCTTGGCAAACCCGATGAGCGAAGAAATCGAAGCCAACTTCTGGGCCGAACTGACCCAAATCCAAGCCGAGTCCATCGGCTGGATGCCTTTTGAGTCAGGTGCTTAACTACATGTGAGCGACGAGAACGCCACCGAGGTGCTGGTGGTCGGTTTGCCGCAGTTAGGGGATGCGGTGCTGTTGGTGGGGTGAGGTGTGTAAATGACACTGGTTCACCGCAAGCCAAAATCCACACCGATTTTCTTCAAAACCCAATGAATATGCGGGTTTCAGAGGTTTGATGCTCATCTGATACCCTTGCCTCCGTATTGCCTCTACCCTCTGCGGTGCCTGTGGCGGGGGGGTGCCCCTGTGCCCTCTGCGCCCCCTGCGTCCTGCGTCTTACGACCCCCTGCGCCTCTAAGACCCGCCACCTTTGCCTCTGTGCCTCCCTATGATGTCGGCATGGCGGTCCTCTCCTCTCCTACTCTTCCGGCCGGTTTGCTCGAACACCTGCGCGACCGGTGCTCGGACTTTGCTGATCTTTCTGAACGACATCAACGTCACATCGCACAGATGCTGTGGGACTTCGCCAACAACCGGTACCAACACACACGAGATTTTGGAGCAGCGTTCTCCGTGGAGTACATGAGAGATCTGTGGGGCAATCTTCGCACACGCAATCTCGTGGTGAAAGATTTCTTTCACTGCGTTCAGGGCGACAACATCAGCAACCTCATCAGCAGCTTCACACCCTACGACTTTTTGGGTGAAGTTCTGGTGGAATTTTTGGAGGACCCCAAAAGTTTTGCCGTTTTCAAAGATGGAAAACGGATCCACATGCCGCCCAACGTCATCTTGAGCCGCGCAGCCAACAGCGATCCTACCGTTACACATGCAAAACGCTCAGTGTGGGTTGGGGTCAAGCCATCGCCCACCTTGCCTATCAACCAAGAGGCTTTGCTTGAGTTTTCTCGTTCGGCCAGCAATCCACGCCAACGCATGAGCGCTCTTCGCCTTCTGAAGCTGTCCAGAAACACCTTGTGTCCCGGCTCCATCCCTTTGCTCTACGAACAAAAATCCACCGGTCGACTGGCCGAGGTGTTCTTTGCGATCCAAAACACCCAGCGTGAAGTGCTCAGTGCTGCATTGCACGGCCACTGGGACTACGACCTCAACAACGCCCACTTCAGCATCCTGAGCGCGTGGGCAAAGAGACTGGGTAAGACCACCCCAGTTGTTGATGAGTACATGCGCAACAGAAAAGAGATTCGCATCCAGTTAAATGCGCACTGCAACGACGCTGGTTTGGAAAAAATCAAGGAGTGTCTGATCGCCTTGCTCTACGGCGCTCCGCTTCACACGAACCCTGACTTGGCCTCCATCCCGCAGGTGCTGGGTAGAGAGGCTGCCGAGCTTTTCACGGCCCATCCCTTTGTACGCGGTCTTAAAAAAGAAATTCTCACGGTGGGCAAGCACATCGTGAACGACACGCACAGCAATCGAGGCTGTTACGTCAATGCCATGGGTATCGAGGCCAAGCTATTGGGCAAGAAAAATCCCACATTCAAGCTCCTATGTCACGCCTTGCAAGGTGTTGAGGCGTTGACGCTTAAAACCGTCATAGAGCATTGCGGCGAAGACATCTTGCTGTGTATGCACGACGGCTGGGTCTCTCGACGAAGGCTTGACTGCGATAAATTGAAATCACTGATTTATTCGGCAACTGGTTTTGACCTTGAGATTGAAGAGCAGCAACTGCCGAAATATCTTCCTGAGGTGGGCTTAGGTTCAGCTTGGCGCTTCATGGATTCGACGCCTGTAGTGGGGGGCTTTGTTATCTCCAACTCACCTCAGTGGAACGCACCAAAAAACGTGTATGGGCGCGTTACTCGACCAGACGTTGCTCACCGGGCAAAGAAACCTTCCTCAAAGCCATGATCAGGCGTCTGTCTTCTCTTCTTTGTGCGAGGGCTGCCCTTGTCCTCTGACCGTGCTTGATCGGCGCACCCGTGGACTTACCTCCGTGCATCCTGCAACGGCCGTTTTTCATCGCTGCGTTCTTGCAAGGCTCACCGCTTCTGCACTTGGCTCCGCACTTTGGATGAAGGGACAACGCCTGCCTTGCTTGGTGCATAGGCTTGTGCGTCATTTTTGATGGCCCCCCATGCCGATGACGGCTGGACCGTTGACCTGTACGTGCTGTACCTGCACCACCTGACTTGCTCCCGTTTGAAGCCTCTGAAGGGTCAAGGCCGCCCTGCTGAAGGCGTCCATCATCTTGGCCGCTGTACGGGCCTTCTTGCAGGCCACATCAACGTCCTTTGTCTCCTGAGACTCGGCCAAGAGGTTCATCGCCCGTTTGTGGGCCGCTGCCATCTGGTGGCTGATCATCTTCTGGACCGAGCCTTGCGCCCGAGTGTCCTTGGCCGTCTCTATGCCCAGCTCCAAAACACCAGCGCGTTCGATCAAACTTGAACGTTGAACACTGGCTTCAAGGTTGAGCAAATCAGGCATTTGGAGGGCTGATTCCAGCCCGGGAAGGCCATCCTTCATCGGCGGGATGATCTCGCCTCCAAGGCCTGCTTGAAGAGGGTGTTCAGGTATCAGCAGGGCCTTTGCTTCTCGCTCCATCTCATTGGCCAGCCCCAAGTCAAAATCACAGCGAACAGGATCGTATTCAGGGGCCAGTGCTCTTAGGCGCTGAGCGTCGCGTTGCATGTTTATCGCTTTGCGAACTCCATCCATGTTTGTAGCAAAAATAGCAGTAGCAACCGGGTAGATGTGATTTATCGGTGATCGCGTTCAAGCCGCAAGCAGGTCTTCTCGCATGGCGTAAGGCCGAACCAACACTTCCGCAGGAAGCTCAAGTTGTGTAACCAAACGGCGGATCATCTCCAGAGTCAAGGGGCGCACTCTGTTCAGGACATCAGCCACCCGGCCTCTTGACCCAATCAAATGCTCAAGATCCTTGCGAGTCAAGCCACGACTTTCCATGACGTGCTCGATGAACTCAATGGGGTCAACATCATGAATGGGGTAGTGCTGCTTCTCAAACTGTTCTACCAGCAAAGTGAGAACCTCCAACCGATCCGCTTGGGGTGACTTGGCAGGCGCATCCCACAGTTGCTCAATCTCAAGCAGAGCGGCCTTGTGGTCTTTTTTAGTGTGAATGGGGCGAATTTCCATGATGAACTCCTATACCGTTGTGACGTCTGTTCGGTCGTACTGCGCGTGCGTGCCTACAAAGCGGACAAACATAAGCCCCTTGTCGTAACGCACCAGAACCACCAGTCTGTAGTCATTGCCCTTGATGTTGAAGACAACACGGTTGCTGCCGACAAAACTGGCTGCCCTGTATGCGCCCTTGATCTGGGTTGGGGTCTTCCAGTTGGCACGGCTGGCCAGCGTGTACCAAGCCCTTAGGGGCACCTCCGCATCCGGGTGTTTGAGCCAAAAAGCTCGAAGCGTAGAAAGGGCAACAATTCTCATGGCTTATTATGTTCCCAATTTGGGATCATTGCAAATATTTTAATTGGAGTGTGCTACTGCTATTTTTGCTACAGATGGGGTTAGTGCTTTTGAAGTTTGCTTACAACCTCTTGAGCCTGCATCAATTTTTCCTGAAGGCTCAGACATGTTTCAAAAAGTTGATCAATCAGCTCGAAGTTCATCAAGTAGTCTTCGTAGGTGTACTCATCTTGGTATTTTTTGAAATCAATGATGTTTGATGCATCCGTGTTGGTGACATCACCGTCCAAAAAGATCACCCATTCAGCGTCAAGGGCATCCGTGACTGGTGGGATTTGACCGATGGCGCAAGTTGGCTCGGCGACGAATTCTTGTAAGAGTATTTTGGTCATGGTGGCTCCTTTGGTAAAAAATCAAGCGGTAAAAGAAAGGACGGGTTGCACCATGGGCCGCATTGCTGCTCCCAAAGCAGTCGTTGCTGAATTGGCCGCAGCCAGTAATGTGTCCTGACTGAGGTGGGCATACCTCTGGGTAGTTTTCACCTGCGTGTGCCCAAGGATGTGCTGCACCTCGTACAGCGTGCGCCCAGAGTTGATGAGCAGACTCGCGAAACTGTGCCGTAAATCGTGCATACGAACATCCGACAGCCCTACGCTCTTACGCGCTGTGTTCCAAGCATAGAAGATGCTCACATATGGCTTGCCGGTTTCAGGGTTAGCAAATGCCCACTCACAGTCTGACTTGCGTGGCATGGTGGCCAAAAGGGTCAATGCACCGTCTGACAAGGGAACATGACGAGCCTTGCCCGACTTGGTGATGGGTATGCGCCATGCGCGGCGTGACAGATCAAAATCTGACCACTTGGCATCCAGCACTTCCCTTTTACGAGCGCCGGTCAGGATCAACATCGGCACGATGTACTTGAGCACGGTGTTCTCACTCTTGCACACTGCCTCATAAAGCCGCTGAGCCTCCTCTACGGATAGGTAACGCTCCAACTTGTTGTTCTCCTCCATCAGTGGAATGCCCTTGCAAGGGTTGGACTTGATGCCCGGCACCTCCCACTTCAGAGTCAGGTTGAAGATGTACCTCATCATGATCAGAAGCCTGTTGGCTGAACCTGCCGCTGCTCCTGAGGCTTTGCGGTCTGCGTGCATCTTCACGATGTCTTGGCGGGTGATCTCATCCATGTAGCGCTTGCCGAACCGAGGCAGCAGGTGGTTCTTGAGCAGGCTCACATCCGTACCCCACGACCTTTTGTAGGACTTGATGTACGGCATGTACTGGTCACCAATGAAATCGGCGAAGGTGGGGACCTGCTTGGTCTGCTCTTTCTCTTCGCAGGGGTCTTGTCCAAGTGCTGCTTGATTTAGCGCCAGTTTTGACTTGCTTCTGGCTTGTGACAAGGTCAAAACTGTGGCGTTCCCGATACGATACTGTCGTTGCTTCCCACGATGGTTCGTGTATCTTAGATAATATGTTTTGCCTCCGCTTTGTCTAACTTCAAGGACTAGTCCTTTGCATGCTTTATCGGTAATTTCCTGCTTAGTTTGCTCATTTGGGCACACGGCAGTATTGACAAATGCTTGGGTAAGAGAAATTTGAGCCATGAAGGATATCCTTTGATACTGTCACGCTACAAATTGTATCATGAAAGTCTTGAATGATGCAAGAAAACGTTTTTCGCTTTGCTGTTCAAATCAAGGCCGGGAGGACCGTGCTTGGCTGGAGTCAAACGGAATTGGCCAAAAGGGCGGGCATCGCAAGGCCTACAGTGGCTCGGATCGAATCGTTCACCATGCAGCCCAAACTGGATACAGCCGAAAAAATCAAAGATGCACTGCGCAAGTCTGGGGTGGAGTTTTCTGACCATCAACCAGAAAGAGGCTTCACTATGGTGGTCAAGAATTTGGCCTTGCAGCCACAGTTTGATGAGATAAACCGCAAGGAAATCGAGGTGACAAAGAAGGTCATGGAGCAGATCAGCGGCCTTATGAACAAAAGCGAATGAAGGCATCTCAGGAGGACCGCAGGTACTTCAGCCCAGCATCAGGCTGAAAAATGCGCCAGATTCAAGCACTTAGGCTTGACTGATAGCAAGATCAAGTAGCATTGAATCAATAAATATCAGGATAGATACAGGATGTATCAAATAATCACTTGATAAACGCATAAAACTTCAATTAAATCAATGGCTTACGCCAGCACGTAACTTGGCCGCTCACTACTAGTGTGGACACCAAGACACTTGCTGCTGGTAACGATACTTTTGATGCTACAAACCTCACATTCGGCTCAAACGACATTATTGACGGTGCAGCTGGAAGCGACACATTGAACATCACGAACAACGGAACTGCTGCTTTAACGCTGCCGGCTGCTGTTGTTTCTAATGTTGAAACAATCAACGTTCGTAACTTGGCATCAACAAGTCTGGCTTCAGGTTCTGCAGAAGTCTCGACTGTTACTGTCGGTGCTTTGAAGTCTGGCCAAACCATTACGGTTGCTGGTCAAACTTTGTTAGCAACAGCCGACCTGTCTGAAGCAGCAGTCGCAACTGCTCTCGCAACTGCTGACGTGGCAGATACAAATGAAACAGGTACTGGCTGGGTGCTTTCCGGTAACTTGACAACCGGCTATGCTAAAGCAGCCGGTACAAATGCTGATCAAGTCAAGTACACTGCTTCAACTGTTGGTGACAAAGCAGATTTGACGATAACTGGCAACGCAGTTAGCAACATCAAGTCAGCCCAGATCATTACTTACGGCGGTATTGCTGAAAACGCAGAAACACACTCACTCAAAATTAACGGAACTTCAGTATCTTTTACAACAGATGGATCCGGTACTATTGCTGAAATTGCTACGGGTATGGCGGCCGCAATCAACGGAACGATGGGTCGATCTATTGCTACCGCTGTTGGCACCACTGTTCAGATCGTAAGTGACAGTGTGGTCACTATTGGTGATTTTGCTGAATCTAGCGCAACAGCTGCTTTAACAGAGGCTGTCGCTTTGGCCCCTTCCAAGCAGACGATAGCTGTTACGGCAGCTACAGCATCTGCAACAGCTACCATGTCTTTTGTGATCAATGGAACGACTGTAACTACGGGTGCAGTTGGTGCAGATGCAACCACTGCAGCTGCTGCAATTGTCGCTGCGATTAATACTTACTATGGTGCAGCTATTGCTAGCAATTCAACCAATACAGTGACTTGGGACTCTGGCAAGGTTGGATTGGCATTTGGTGCACCAGTTGCATCTGCTGGTACATACACTTATGCAATTACCGATGTGACAGCCAGTGGTGGGTTGTTATCTACAGATGCCCCAGTGATTTCCATCACAAACGGCACGGCAGAAACAGCCGCCGCAACTTATGCAACAACAGTTGATGCAACCAAGTTTGCAAATGCCACTACCTTCAATTCCGACCTTTCTACTGCCAACGTCATTGTTAGTAACGTAGCAACAGGCCAAGTTGTTGGCATGAAGGGCAACGGCACAGTCGCAACCGGTGGTTTGGACGCTACTTACGGTTCAACCGTAACGGCCGCTACTGTTAACTTAACTGGCGGCACTAACGGTGGTGCAGTTGCATTGACAGCTGCCGCAGCAACAACTGTTTCCCTGACTTCCACTGGTGCACCTTTGACAAGCACTGGCTTGACAGGGACCAACACTGTTGCCTCCTTAAACATCGGTGGCACAACTACTTCAACCCTGAACATCGTTGCCGACTCTAACCTTACCACCGGTACAGGCGCTGTTACTTTGACCGCTAAAACATTGAATGTCAGCGGTGCTGCCACTTCCGTTGTCTTGGATAGCGACACAGCACTGAGCGCATCCAACCTGACCACTATTGATGCTTCCGGCATGACCGTTGGTGGTGTTACTTTGGGTCTTGTGGCCGGCATTACTTCCTTCAAGGGTGGTCAAGGTGCAGACACAGTAACGACTGCTGGTATCGCAACTGGTTCAGTTGTTGATGCTGGCGTAGGTGGTGACACGTTGATTATTGGTTCTGCTGGTGATGTTGATACTGCCGCCGAAGGCGCTCGTTACCTAAGCTTTGAAACTGTTCGCGCAGCTTCCGGTAGCTACGATGCTTCTTTGGTGAGCTCAGCAACAGCCATCCAAATGACTGGTGCCGGCACACTGTCGAACTTGAACGCTACACAAGCTGGCAACGTTCAAATTCGGACCTCTGGCCAATATACGGCTTCACTGATAACAGAAACTGGCACTTCTGATGTTTTGACAATGAAGTTGGGTACAGGTTCATCCTCTTCTGCTGCAACTAGCATTACCACAGGCCTGACAGCGAATGGATTTGAGACCATTAACTTGGCAACAAATCATGGTTCCACAGCAGCTACTGGTTCAGACCGTACATCAACAATTGCTGCATTTACGGCAGACAGCGTTACAGCTATCAATTTGACAGGCAGTGCTTTCACAATCACAAATCCAGCAACAACCAAGAAAGTCACCATTGATGCTTCAGCATTGGTTGGTAATGGTGCAACAACACCCGTGGGTTTGACTGTTAACAGCACTGGCAATCTAGTCAATGGCTCAACGGTCATCGGTTCAGCAGTACGTGATTCATATACTATTGCTGCTGAAGGTTCTACCTTCAATGGTGGTGCTGGCGATGATCAGTTTGTGATCGTTAGCACAGGACCTGCTGCTCTAACTGCTGCAGATGGTGTAACCGACTTGGTCCTTGATGGTGGAGCTAACAGCACCTCTACAACCACAGGCAAAGACGTACTTGAATTCGCAGACAGCACTATCACTGACGACTTGACCCTCACTGATGCAAACTTCACAAAGATTTCTGGCATGGAATCTTTGAAACTTAGCAACACTGGTTCTTTGTCGTTGACAACAGGCTCAGCTTTCAATGCGACTTTTGCTGACGGCGTCAAAATTACCACAGGTGCATTAGTTGATGCAAAAACCTTCACTCTTAATGGTGGTTTGTCTACAACAGCAATCGACCTAACAGTTGATGGTGCTCTGCTTGTTGGCAATGCCGCAACTGAAGATATCACTATCAGAACTGGTACCGCAAATGACAAAGTAACTTTCACTGGAACAGTGTTTGTAGGTGCGGCTGCTGGAGATGGTGCAACGATTACAGTCGCAACCGGAGATGGTGATGACACTATCTCCGTAACAACTGGAACAATTATTGATGATTCAGACAATCAAGCAATTATTATCACTGGTGGCAAAGGTAAAGATACAATTACCATGGTTAAAGTGAACGGTGGCGATACCGGTGCTGCAGGAAGCCAGGTACATTTGGGTAACGCTCAAATCATCATGGCTGATGGTGACTCAACCACTGGTAACTATGACGTTATTGTTGGCTTTGATGCTGGCGCAACAACTGACATAGCGGATAACTTGGACTTTGCTGGCTCCTCAAATGCAGTTAGTGCATTCAGTAACTCAACTGATTTCGGAACAATCTTGACACACTCGATCTCTAACGGTGTTGTAACATTCGATGACATTGCAAACTTCACCACTGCATTGATCATTACCAGTAGCAACTTGTCCGATGTACTTGGGTATTTGGCTGCAAATACAGCCAACAACGGAGTAGTGGCATTCACTTTTGACAGCGACAACAATGGCTCTGCTGAAAGCACGTTGGTTTACCACAACGGTGATACCGGTGCTACTGATTCGTTGGTCATGTTGAAAGATGTTGTTTTGACTGGTTTGTCTACAGCCATCAATGAAACATCAGGCTACGCACAAATTTCTTAA